ACAGTGCCATGGACACTGCCTATTGGATAGATTTGCCAGGATTCAGCACAGGCATGCACCAAGACAATCAACAGGTCAAGGCCAGTTTGCAGGTTTATCTGGATACAGGCAGTGAATTAGGTACCCAATTCATAGATCAAAACAACAGGGTGTTCACTGTGCCCTATCAAAAAAACACCGGCTATCTCATGATCAATCTTGGACAAGTGCATGGCTTTCCGGGTCCAGCACACACATTCAGGCACAGCACATACACTTTGTTAAAGCCAAAAAGCTAAATACACACATGGCACAAGATATTGACAAAGTAGCAGACGCACTGTTTGAAAAAATACGCGGCAGATTTGAAAATGTCAGTCTGGGCGACGAAACGGGTGACGCCACAGTTAAACCTGAGGACGCTCGTTTTTTTAACTTTGACTATGTTAACAATGAAGGCAAAAACTATGGTAACATTACCATCAGCATCATTGACAATGACAGCTTAAAAATCTACTTCAGTAAAAACATCAGCGAACAGCTCAAGGGATATGAGCTTAAACAATGGTTTAATTTTTTGTACGAACTACGCAATTTTGCTCGGCGTAACCTAATGACCTTTGACACAAGAGACATCAACAGGAGCAATCTACACATTAAAGATATCAAGCAGATTAGCAAGGCTGATAGCACATTTGACTCCGGAGATGTAAAAGTGACTGAAAGTAAACTATATGGCACACCCAAGCACAGCTTTGAAAATGTGGGCGGAGCTCGAATTAGAATAGTGCATACCGAAAGTGTGAACGCAGAAGTTCGTGGCAGTCGAGCTAGACATATCAATGCTATCTATATAGAAAATGCTCAAGGCGAGCGTTTCAAAATGGAAAGTAACAAACTCAGTGGTGCTAGAGCCATGGCACGCCATATCAGTGAAGGCGGCAATCCCTACGATGACATTGGCAAACAAATCAATCACATGGTCACCGAAATGGCAGAACTAGGTAGATTTGTTCGCAGCATGCGCCGTAGAACATTTGAGGACAGTGTAACTGTGCGCATGGTAGAAGCGTCAATCAACTACTATAACAATATGCATCACCAACTCAACGCTCTAAGAGGCATTCGTACCTATAAAACATTTGTAGAATCATTTGAACCACAACCACAACAACTTGACGAAGTAGATGTAAATGAAATCAAAGAGCGTTTTGTTAAAAAAATATTTGACGATCGTATGACCGCGGCATTGCCACATGTGTACAAGGCTTACCAATTGTATGAACAACAGAAACAAAATCAAATCAGCGCAGTAACAGATATAATCAAAGGCCGCTCTGCACTCGCCCTGGCCACCAATGAAGGCATGGATGAATACATGAAGATGCTCAGATTCCACGACAACAGTGCATTGGTAAAAACAGTGTTAGAAGACATTGCCAATCGTGCTGTGACCATGCCAGAGGTAGCAGAATTCGCAAGATACTGGGCAAGTAATTATGACACCATCACAGAAGACGAAAGTCAAGCACAATCGCGCACCATGGCAGTGCAACTGGCCACACATTATCTCCGCGACCTACGCAGCCTAAGAGAAAATCACAATCTACGATTTGAACCAGAATACACAGCGCATGAGAATTTAGATTTAGGAGATGACCTATTAGGCGAAGGCACATGGGCCATGCCTAAGACTCCAGAAGAAATCAAAGCACTGCAACAACTACTAAGTCAACCTATTCCTTATGGCATGGACGCGGCAAACATTACATCAACCATTGGTGAATACATTGGCGACGACGAACTGTTTGATAAATTAATCGAGTTAGCAGACGACCTAGGCGAACAAGCAGACGCAGTCCCAGCGATAAAAGAATGGATCAATGAAAACTATCCCGGACTGTACACGCAACTGGGTTTTGGCAACGAAGAACTAGATACACCACCACCGCCTCCTACACAACCACCACCTCCAGAAAATACCACAGCAGCAGATACACCACCTGGACAAGCATCTGGAGGCGTGGTAAGCGAAGAATTGCTCAAAATGTTAAAAATTGCAGGACTAAGATAGTGGTCGATTTACATTTGCTGTAACTCAATAAAAAATTTTTTTTTACCAAAGGCGCAAAATTTGCGCCTTTTTGTTTGACTTGCTAAATAACTATGTTATACACTTGCACTGTGCAAGAGTATATCTAGGCACACTAAGACCATCTTACTAAGGAGAATTATTATGGCAACTTCATTGGCAGAAATCCGTGCAAAACTGCAAGCGCAAGAAAACCGCACAGGCGGTAACTCACCAGGTGGCGACAATGCCATTTATGCACACTGGAACATAGCAGAAGGTTCCTCAGCCAAAGTCCGTTTCCTACCAGACGGCAATTCCAAAAACAGTTTTTTCTGGGTCGAGCGACTCATGATTCGTTTGCCTTTTCAAGGCATCAAAGGCCAGCCCGACAGCAAGCCTGTTGTGGTACAAGTTCCTTGTGTGGAAATGTATGGCGAAGCATGCCCTGTGTTGGCAGAAGTGCGCACCTGGTTCAAGGACAAGAGTCTTGAGGAAATGGGTCGCAAATACTGGAAGAAGAAAAGCTACTTGTTCCAGGGCTTTGTACACGACAATCCACTGGGTGACGACAAGACACCGGAGAATCCAATCCGTCGTTTCATCATCAGCCCACAGATCTTCAACATCATCAAGAATGCACTCATGGATCCTGAAATGGAGAACATGCCCACCGACTACAATGCAGGTCTTGATTTCACTATCAAGAAAACTTCAAAAGGTGGCTATGCTGACTACAGCACCAGTTCATGGGCTCGTAAAGAAACTTCACTGACCAGTGCAGAAATGCAAGCCATTGACCAATTTGGTCTTCACAATCTCGGTGACTTCTTGCCCAAGAAGCCTAGTGATGTTGAGCTTCGGGTGATCAAGGAAATGTTTGAATCAAGTGTTGATGGTCAAGCATACGATCCAGATCGTTGGAGCGCCTATTACAAGCCAGCAGGTTTTGCAGGTGGCAACACTGCGTCAGATGATGACGCACCAGCGGCCAAGGCTGTTCCTGCAGCGGCCATAAAGCAAGCTCCTGCGCCAGCTCCGGCAGTGCAAGATGATGCTCCGTTTGACACAGATGATGTTCCAGCAGCATCTGCTCCTGTACAAACTGCCAAGGCATCCAGTGCTCGCGCTGAAGACATCTTGGCCATGATTCGTAATCGTCAAAAGCAGTGATAAGGACGGGGGCTTCGGCCCCTGTGTCATTATGAAAGTGGTCTGGCTATCAAGCGGCGATGAAATAGAGTTCACGCCTGAAAATCATCAACTTTGTGAATATTTCATCAACAGCCTAAATCAAAGGCCTTTGATGTGTGTTCACAACGAAGTGGATCCAACTTGGCCCTCGCAGTTGATTGACTATCTACAAACAATTAACACTTGTTTTGAGTCAATGAAGCTGCCTTGTTTGGACATAGGCAATCCATTGGATCAACAGTTTCTTAATAGTTTGCATAGGCAATGGGTAAAGTTTCATCTGGACAATCCTAAAATAATTGCACTGCTTAGACTAAAAAATTCAGAGCTGGTAACAAAGTTTAGAGGTATCAACAAACTATTGCACAAGACTGAAAAAATGTTTTCACAGTGTTACCTAGGACAGAATGAAGATCAAGTAATAAACATGCACAATCCTTTTCACAATGCATTGAGCTTTAGCACTGCCAATCTGCAACTGTATTATCATGATCTGGGGCGCAACACTTTTAATAAGTGGATCAATTTTGATGAAGTGTTGGATGATGGTGATACCAACGACTATGTCAAATTATCTGCAGATGTGCAACTTAATCTTGGCCGCAGTCTACAACAGCAGGCTCCAACAAATTATCTTGAATGGTGTCAAAAACATGGATTAAGCAGTGCGCCAGGTCGCTGGGTAAATTTGGGCAATTTTGTTGATTTAGAAACGCAACTCACCAGCTATCGCGAACTGTTGATGCGTAATTTGCACAGTGATATTCTTTTGGTGCAGTGATGTTTAGATTCTCTTGGACCAGAACCGGCGACAGTTTTGATGTAGAACCCATACATCCAGAACTCAGCTCATGGTTTGTAGAACAGTGTGATATTCACACAAACAGTTTCAGCACACAGGTATTTGACACCGATTATCATACACCTGAACTCACAACTGAAATTGACAAAGCAGAAGCTGCTTGGCAAATGGTGAATAATATTTTAACCAAGTTTAATTTTGAAAATTTACCAGTAACTGACTGGTATGATCAACAGCAATTGAATAGGCTGCACAAATGCTGGATAAACATCATGCAGGTCAATCCAGGTTTAGAAACTGTGTTGTTTCATATGAACCGCGAGGCCTTTGATCAATTTCATAGTCTTAA